GGCCGGAGTGACCTCAAAGTAAACAGTTTCCCACGGGGAAAAACTTGTCGCCCGGTCAACCATACTGTCGGCGGAAAACGTCTGCACATCCTGGGATGCGACATACCCCGCGCTAGTCTCAGTATTGATGATCCTGGGCCTCGCCGCATCAACGTCTGCGGTGAATAGGTTCATCAGGTAGTACCGATATTTCAGCTCGATTTCGAACGTGTTAACGATCGAACGCCGGTCGAGAAAATCGGTTTCGAAACCATCCCGCGCCACGTCGCATCCACTGAGTGTTAACGCCGGCGTTTTATTGGTGGTGCCCCACTCATAAAAACGGAGACCGCCGTCACGGGCGTACCCGAGACCTCCGGAAACCGTCCGCATCCGCTCTGTAACTCGGTCCCGTGCGTTAGCGTCAGGGTTCTGCACAGCGTCGGAGTAAACCCCGCCGACAAGCTCAGTGATACCGGACTCTCTGCCGAGCCGCTCGTCTCGCAGGTCGCTGCATGTAAGTCGGATTGTGCGGGTTTCACGATCGTGTTTCGCCGTGTCGACGTAGCCGGTGAACAGCGGGATGATGGCGCTGGCGGCGTCAGCAGGGTCTGAGTGCGTAGTGATTAGGATCGACTTTCCTTGAAATTCCGGAATGTTGATTACAGCACCGGTAGGTGGCCTGAGCGTGACGCTGGCCGTACTGGCCTGATCCTCTGAGTGGGACACGCTGATACTGTCACTACGCACGCAAGGGTACAGCGCGCCGTCGATCGTGACGTATGCAGCTGCCGGCCGGTTGCCTGGGGAGGTTGGTTGGGTTCCTGCCGCTATAACTCTCTGCTGCAATCTGATCAGCTGCCGTGCCGGGGCTTGCTGCTGCACGACCTGTTCGATGCTGATCAGCTGGCGCTCCGGTTCGATCTCCTGAAACTGCACGTCTTGAGAGAGCGCCACCTCACGCTGTTGCGGCCTGATCGTGCCGTAGATACCGGCAACCGGCGCACTAGCTACAACTTTGCTACCGATCGTCATGTTGCCGCCCGCACGACGCACTCGTTTATCTGCACGCCGAGGTCGATCTCAGTAGACACGGCTGCGATTGCGTTTGTCACTCTGATATGGATCTCGGTCAGCGCAGATAGGCCGGACAGGAGCTCGGTGCCGAGATTTAGGTCAGCGCCAGGTAGTGCCGTATCGAGCCCCGCCAGCGTCGTTGCGAGGCGTAGCTCTGATGGTAGATGCCCTGCCCCCGGAGTCGCGTCGGTGATCGACATGATGATGTCGGAGCCGTCAGAGCGGATAAGACGGTATGCCTGATTGTTCGCCGGATCTCGCTCAACGTCAGCGAAATACAACACACGGTCCTGCGGATTGTCGCTAAAGTCAGTGAAATGCACAAAAGACAGTGTGCCGCCGAATTCTACGGTGCACGCTGCGTCAGTGTAGAGTTTCCACGCCATTACCATTTTCCTCGTGGGCATTTTGCCAGCGGGTATTTTTCCAGCTTCAGCGGCATGTTACAGCCACAGCCGCCGCGTGATCGAGAGCATACCGGGGCGTCGTATGTCGGACACGTCTGGCAGGTGCCCAGGTGCTCCCGCGCCGTACGGCTGAGGTTACGCTCGCGCCGCTTGCGACAGTAATCTGGGGCCACATATTCCAGTGGCAGCAGTACGCAAAAAATCCAGAGCAACTTGAGTATGTTTTTCATGCAGTTGCCCTCACATTTTCGAGCGTTGAAAGTAGCGAGGCAAGGAAATCCGAATCGCCGGACACGACACCTTCAGTAGTGCCGCCGCCACCGTCTTTTTTGACTGCAATCGTGATTTTACCTTGCGGCGATTTGTCCTCGCCGAATGCATTTGACATGACCTCATCCAGGTGCTTGATCGACGCCCATGAGTCCCGCTGCTCCTGCTCCATCGCCGCCGCTTTTTCTTGGGCCTCTTTGAACACCCGCTCCATCTCCTCAGCAGTAAGAGGTTTTCCGCCATCGCCAGAGGCGAACATATCTCGGGTCTGGGACGCCAGATTCTGCACAGCAGTACGCATCCCCTCAGCATCGAATCCCTCGCCTAGCGCGCCGAGTTTACCCGCCATGCTGTCCAACATCGACAGCTGCCTGGCAGCCCCCTCAGGGCTCAACATGCCGGAATCAATCGAGTCTGCGAACCTACGAGCAGCCTCCTCGAATGCCTGCGACGAACGTCCGCGCTCGGGCGCAAATTCGCCAGACCGGTTGATGAAGTCCATGTTCACGGACCCGGTATCCTGCCCGCCCTGCAGTCTTGCGCCAAGTTTCTCGATCTCTGCCGAGCGCAGGTCTTTCAACGCCTGTAGACGGTCCTCATCTGCCCGCGCCATCAGCTTCTTACGCTCGATCGCCGATAGCTCGGTAGCCGCAATTTCCTGCATCTGGCGCTTATAGTCGTTCTGGACCTTAACCAAGTCATCCCACTGTTCGCGGAATTTATCGTATGCAGATATCGAGTAGTCGATGGTATCCGGCACGAGCTTCATCGACTCGATGTCGGCAATTTCGGCCTTGATCTCACGGATTTTGTCGAGCACAGGGAGCAGGTTTTCGCCGCTGCCGGAGGTCACGTTGGCCTCAAGGTCTGCCAGCTGCTCCTTGAGCTGCTTCAACCGCTTGAGCTGCTCGGGTGACGGCGTTGCCGCGTCCGCCATGCCTTCGAGCGCACCCTGGGCGTTGCGGGCCTTGGCCTGCAGCTCTGCGATCTGATCAACAATGGAGTTGCCGTTCGTTTGCGCCGGCTCCCATAGTTTGTTTATCAGCTCGCCGTATCTGAGCACCGTGGCTTCCAAGTCGGCATCAGCCTGCTCAGCTACGCCCTGGACGTCATCCAACTCGGACCGCACTAGCTTGACGAAACCTTTCATCGGAATTAGGGCATCGGTCCAATCCAGTTCCGCGTCAGCAAAGCGCGCCCCGACTGCAGCTATGGCCCTGCCGAGCAGGTCAAACGCCGCGTAGGCACCGATAGCTACGGACGCGATTCCGCGCAGCACGTTGCCGAACGTCTGGCCAGCATCGGCGGCCACGGCGGAAAAGCTGGCGCTTGAATCCATCCCGGCTGCCATGTCCTCAAGTGCCGGCAGCAGCCCGTCCATGAATTTGTTTTGCAGCCCCTCTGCGTTTGTTTTCAGCACCAGCATCGTGGCGGACGCCCGGTTGGCAGCCTCAACAGTTTCCTCGGACATGATGGCGCCAGCCCGCTCAGCCATGTCACCCATGAGCTTAAACCCGGCACCGCCATTTGCGAGCAGCGGGATCAGCGCTGTGGTATCACTTGCCATGTCCTCAAGATAGATGGACATCTCTTTTTGAGATAGGCCCGCTTTTTCCAGCGAGTCGTAGTACAGCTGCAGCGCCTGAGGGCCTGACAGGTCTTTAAATGCCTCTGCAGTCAGGCCTATCTTCGGTGCGATTTCCTCGAAAAATCCGACCATCCCGCCTGAGCGAAATTGCAGGAATTCACCCGTTTTTTCGTTGAAATCCTTGTACTGGTTGGCCAGCGTATCGAGATCAACGCCCAATAGTTCAGCGCCTTGGGCCTGCCGCTGCAGCTCCTGAGTAGTGGACATCGAGATACTGGCGAGCCGGGTCAGTTCGTCCGCTGCTTCGACGGTCTGGGCCGTCATGGCGCCGATGGCCACGCCTGCAGCCGCCATGCCGACTACGGCTACCTCGGACACCACCTTGATATCCTCAGCAACCTGTTGGCGCCAGCGGCGTGACGTGCGCTCAGCCTCGTTCATGCCCTGCACAAAACCAGCCGTGCGGGCAATCAGATCAAGCGTCAGCGTGCCGAGGGATTTACTTGCCATTTACCAGTCCTTCATCGCCTGTTCGAGCGTGATTTCGGGCTCCTGCTCGTGCGGCAGGAAGTCATACAGCGCGGGTTTGCCACCATGTCTAGCAGAGTACAGGCAGGCCAGCAGCGCAAAGCCCCTATCAGTGCGAAGCATCTGGTTGAGGCTCCCGCGTTTCGCCCGGTATTCGGCCCATGTGCAGTATTCAGCCGCTGACAGATTGCGCTGAGCCTCTTCGATGGTGGTGCCGCCGATACCGTTTAGCACCAGCTCACACCACAATTCGTCCTGCTCTGTCAGCCCTTCGGCTTTGGGGCGTTAACCTCGCCGATAACGCCGAGCAGCGCGTACACGAGCGAGTCGCAGAGCGCGCCGTCTACGTCATCATGCTCGCCAGTGATATGCCCAGCAGTAGGAAACACGCGGGCTCCAGACTCATCGAGGATACAGGCAGAGATGCGTTCAGCAGTGGCCTCGCCGCCAGAGTTGAACGCACGCACCTCGCCGACAGCTGAGGCATACGACAGCCGACGCACCCACACGTCGTTTGCCACCTCGTCGCCGTCGCCATTGGTCCAGGTGATTGTTTTTTTGACAGGCTGGCCAGTGAATGCGCCAGCCTCACGGATTGAGTTCAGGTTCAGGGCGCTCATGATTTCTGCACCCACTCGCGGCCACCGGTGCGCTGGATGCTGATGGCGGTGGTTACCACGGTGTTCTGGGCGAAACTGAAAGGAAAGTCAGCGATGTAACCGTCGTACTTGAGCCATGTGCGGGTTGTTGGCAGCACCCATTCTCCGCCAACGCCGTCCCACGTCGGTGCATCTGTGCCATCTGACCAGCCAAGCACCCAGTTAAGGGTCGGCTGTGGGTTCTCCTCAGTCAGCTCAAACATGCGGACGTGGGAAGCCTTGGTTGGGTCAGCGTTGATGGTCATAGACGCCTGGCCGGGCGTTCGAAGACCCGCTTCATACGTGCGAACAAACGCCTCAAGACAGGTGGTTTCAATCTGGTCAGACGGCGAGCCGCCGAGATCGAAGTCGGTGGCGCATTCGACGGCTACGATAGAGTCATCCGCAGGATCGCGGAAATAGATCTGGGTGCCTTGCGTGAGCTTGGCCATGTGGTTGGTCCTCCGGTGGGATCATGCCGCTTCACAGCGGGATTCGTATACCACGTCAGTATAGCACCGGGTTTATCTCAGGCACAAAAAAGCCCGCTCAGCGGCGGGCTGAAACAACAACGAACGGAAATGGTGCCGACACTAGTACTCGAACCCAGAATTGCTGCTTACAAGGCAGCTGCGTTACCAGTTACGCGATATCGGCTGAATTTGGCACCGCAATCAGGACTCGAACCTGAAACCAATAGGGTAGAAGCCTATTGCTCTATCCAATTGAGCTATTGCGGTGGAGGTTGCCACTACCGAGCTTCACAGCTGGGGCGGCTTTGGCGCTTAACCCTGCGCCGGGGAGATCACGTCACCCCCTTTCGGCGGTTGCCAGTGATTCGGTCAGTATGTCACCGAGGCAGCCAGTAATCAAGGTCAAAACCGAAACGATACAGCTTTGTTTCTGCGTCACGCTCTGCTTTACCCCACCGTGTGATATGCCCGTGAGGCTCAAGCGCGTCGCGCAGCGCTGTAGTCAACGGGTCGATCTGCAGAGGATCGCTGCTCCAGATGTCGATCTGCACCGTTGCTGAATCGATATCCGGCCTGTCGCCAATGTAGTTTTCAGGCAGGCCGGTGATAACCTGGTGCGTCACATACGGCTCAGCGTATCCTGACTGGCCTGGCTGGGGCGACAGGCCGAACGGGTAAAAACGGGTCGGTGCAGCGCCCAGCAGTGCGGTGCAAGCCGGGTCTGATGATATGATCGGGAATAATGGGATGATCATCACGCACGCCCCCGCCTTGCTCGCTTAATCGCACGATCCAGTGCTTTTATGTACTGAGCCGAGAACTCGTTAACAATATCCTGCCCGGCCTGATCAATCGCTGGCCGCATGAACGGCTTAGCTGGCATTTTTGCGGTGCCAAATTCAAGGAAACGCCAGTGCCGGGTATCGCCGCCCGGCAACCCTGCAAACGCCTCGGCTGGCTTGTTGCCGCCAGCTCCACCCATTACGCCGACGCGGAACCCGAGATTGCCGGTCCGCTTGAATAGCCTCGCGCTGAAACGCTCGACAACGTTGTCAGATATGCGGGCGTCAGACTCAGGATCATCCACGCGATCGGCGTTCATCTTGACCTGATCACGCAGTTTCTGAGCCGCTTTGCGCAGCGCGAACCGCCCACCCTTAATTTTGATGTCGTCAGACACTTCGTCGAGCTTGCCCAGCAGCTCCTCGATGCCGGTGAACTCGTAGTCGATACGATCAGCCATCATTCACCCCTGTGGAGAATGGCAGCGTCATCCAGTGCTCTCCGCTCACCGGGTCCGGCAGCACCGCCTCTATGTTGTAGACGGCACCTGTGCGGACGTTAACGGCCCGCATTGAAGCGTTGATCCCGTCCAGTTTGCGAATCTTGATCCTTCCAGATACGGCAGACTGCGAGGCAGACGCGGCAATAAACTCTCGGCCCGACGCTGGGACAATCTCAGCCCACACCGTGGCGAACTCTGCCCAGCCGTCGATCATGGCGCCAGTCTGAGGGTCTTGGCTCGTGGTGTTCTGCTCGATGCGGATGCGGTGGCGCAGCTTGCCGGTTTGCATTTAGACCCCCAGACCGACGCGATGAAAGTGCATCAGCTTCTCAAGCATAGGGTTGGTGTTGTACGCGCCAGCAGTGAGCTGCCCCTCCCTGTTCTCGAACATATCCGACACCAGTAGCAGCAACGCCTGGCGGACGGACTCAGGCACTGGCGCGGGCGTTACGCCGTCGTCCTCAAGCCACGGGATCGAGTCGCGTCCGAGATACTGCGTCGCGTAGTCGACCGCGGCCGCTTCCATGCGGACCAGCTCGGCGTCAAGCTCTGCATCTGCAGCGAGCGGCAACCGGAGCTGGGTTTTGATTTCGTCGAGAGTGAGGATCATGTCGGAATCTCCTCGTTATAAACGATCATAAACAGGCCGTCGGTGGCGTTACTTGAACCTATGTGGTCAAACACGAGGTAGAACGACTGACCTCCAGCCACGCCGCCGCGGTCGCCATTCGCAGTGTAGGCACTGCTGGCGCGGTTCTGGTTCCCGTCGGTCAGCACCGCCGTCCCGTTCCGAGGCTTCGAGGTACTGCTAAAAATACCAGCCCCGACATTACGTGTAACGGTTACGCCGGTAGCCGGGTGCGTGATCAGGTCGCCGGACAGCACGCCGTTGGTCGGGTACAACTGATCTGAGATATCGACCTCGCCGGTCGGGTCGTATGTTTCATTACCGTCAGCCGGAACAACCGTGTATTTCCGACCGCCCGCCCATATATTGATTGTGCGAAGAATCACGTAAAGCGGGTTCGTGGCGGTAAACTTATACACCAGCTGACTTGCTGCCGGCACGGCCACCAGCTCATCGAACAGGCGGAACTGCTGGTTAGCGGTAAACCCTAAGTCCACATCAGTGAAACAAACAGTACGCTCCGAAACGGTATCGTCCGGGAACGGAATCAGCTTTTTATACTGGTCGTGGCGGATTCGGTAGCGGTCGGGCAGCATCGTTTAGCCCGCCGCTTTCGTTTTACGCGGGGATTTTACCGGCTCGATCTTGTCACAATAGGGCGCAATTGTTCCCATCTGCACCGGTGTGGCCTCAAACTCCTGGCCCTGCTCAATTCGGCCCAACTGGTCATGGTAAAGGCGCACTTTTGCGCGGTACTTTTCGGCTTTCATGTGGCCTCCTGAATGAGTTTTAAACAGTATAGCACCGGGCGGCACGCGGGCAAAAGAAAGCCCGCTCAGCGGCGGGCTTTTGTTTCAGTCTGTCAGCCGTTAGGGTGCAGTGATATCACCGTACAGAATACCGGACGGACGGTCTACCGCGAGGCCCAGACGCTCCTCACATCTGAGCGTCACCAAATTCTTGGTGAAGTCGTCGTTGATGTAGCCCATCTCGACGGTGGTGCTCTGGCGGTCGAACAGAGTAGTGCTGCCGCGCAGGTTGCCGATCAGGAATTTACCGGCGGCCATGTTGCTGGACATTACCACACGGATACCGAACGGCATTGCATTGGCGATAGTGCCCGGAGGTCCGTACAGGTACGCGCCGTCCGTGGTTTTCAGCATCTCCAGTTCTGCCCAGGCCGCCGGATTCACAATCACGACTTCAGGCGTGTTGCCGGTCGCCCACAGTTCGTACTTGGCCTTGTTGATCGACTCAGCCAGGTTCGCGCCGGAAGTCGGAGTGAACGCAGTGAAGTTGCCTGCAGCGGTCAAGCCTTTCAGCAGAGGCGCTACGCCGGTGCCGTTAAGCAGCTGCAGATCAACACGCTGTGCCAGTCCGTCGCGCAGTCGGGTGTCGATGTACGCCGCAACAGCCGGGGCGTCAGCCAGCAGCTGGTTAGACACCTTGATCCAGTGGGCTACGGTTTCAACCGGCACGTTGTACTGTTCAAAGGTCAGGTCAGACTCAGGTTTAGCCGCAGCCTGAGCGGTTTCCGCCGCGCTGTTTGTCCATGCCAGTTCGCGCATGCTGGTTACGCTGTTGGTGCTGACCGCGATGGTCGGCAGCAGTTCACGGATGGTCAGCGGTGCGAAGTCGCCCGGAACGACACCGGGGCGCTGCAGCGGGTAAGTAGTCGTGCCGGACACCGCTGTGACGGTATTCTTCACTTCCAGGCGGATCTTTTCACGAGCACCAGACTTGAGATGCTCCAGCGCATCGCTGCCGATAAACTGCTGGCCGACAGACTTCTCGGATTTTTCTTCCTGACCGCCGAGGTTCTGCTGGCGCTGGGCCACTTCGGTAATTTCGTCGCGCATCTCCTTGATGCGGCCAGACAGGTCATCAATCTGGCCAGTCAGAGCGGTGGACGCCTTGCCATGCTGCTCGATCTGCAGGGTGTGCTCTTTCAGCTTGGCGTCAAGCTGAGATTTGAGGGACGCAAAGCCTTCGTCGAAGGCCGCTTTGATATCGGTATCCATTTTTTGGCTCCTGCTGTCATCACGACAGTAGTTATGTGAGTAGGTATTACAGTTTGTTGTGCTGGAACAATCCCGAGATCACCTCGGTTGGTTTAGCCTCAGACTCACTCTGAGCCAACGATTTGACGCGACTTACCAGCATCTGCGCCTCAGATCGTGAAAAACCTCCGGCATCGCGCAGGAGGCGTTCAATTTGCTTGTAGCTATCCGCATTTTCGATCACGGACTTCACATTGTCCACCTGGGCCGCCAAATCTGCGGGGGTCTCCACAATGCTGATCTCTACCAGCTTGATCTCGTGCAGATCGCTGCCGCCGTGTTCGTTCGGTTCTGCTTTTACCGGGTAGTACCCAATGGACATGCCGTTAATCGCGCCATGTTTCAGCAGGGCGTAGGCGTCTTCGGCGGTCGAGTGCCCTGGGGTCAGCTCGCCCTCGACGTATAGCCCTTTTTCGTCTTCGCGAACCACAGTCCACTTGCCGATCACCGGGCCGAAGTGGTTCCAGCGCATGGCGATTGGGCGAGCGCGGTTCTCAATCGTCGCGGAGTACGCGCCCGGCAGGATTGTGTCTCCGTAGCTGTCGATACCTCCAAAAACCGAGGCATAGCCGCTGAATTTCCGGGCTCCAGTTTCAGAATCGGCCAGCTTCAACTGCACCGACTCAAGCGTTAGGCTTTTATGCTCCATCATCGCCTCCTGTCGGCGGTTGGTTTGTCATATTCGCGCCAGCCTGTTCGGCTGGGATCATCGCTCCCTGCACCATCAATCGGTCACCACCAGGCAACGGCTTGCGGCCCTCGTCTTCCCGCGCCTCGTTTGGCGTAAGCTGGCCGGAGTTTATCGCCTCGCGGTTGCTCTGCATACGTGTCGGTCTGTCAGCACGCAGCAGTTCGTCGAATTTATAGCGAGGAATGAACCGTTTTGCGTATGCGGGCGGCATGAGCCATCGGGTAATGCTGCTCTCAAACTTCTCCAGGTACGGGCGCAAGTCCAGCTTGTAAAAACCGTTCAGGATCTCATAAACGTTCGATCCTAGCGATGACTGGCCGAATGTCTGGTTTAGCAGCACGGAAGGCACCCCAAAATAGCGGCCAATATCCTCGATCTGGAATCGACGACTGTCCAGCAGCTGGATATCCTGCGGCGTCATGCTGATCTGGCTATATTTCATGCCCGCTTCCAGCACAAAAAGCCTGTCTTGGTTACCGCTCGTCATGCCGTTAAAATTGGCTTTGATCTGTTCGCGCTGGGAAGCTGTCAGCGTTTTATCAATCGTCAGCACGCCGGAGGGCTTGGCACCGTTGGAATACATGGCGCTGACTCGGTTATCCGCAGCCTGGGCAATGCCAATACTGTTGCGTGCGTAGGAGAGTGGCGACATGCCCACGATGCCGTTGCCGAACAGCTTGACGTGCCACATCGACTCACTGCTATAGACGTTTACGTCTGCGCCGGTCGTGTATGTGTGGATGACGGTGCCGTCTTTAAGCAGTGTCGTTTCGACCTGGGCGGATGATACCGGCAGCAGGCCAACGATGCGTTTGCCGACGCGCTGAATGATGGCGTAGGCATTGCCAGACAGCGCCAAATTAAGCGCCATGCTTTCGCGGAATTCTACGGGCGTCTGGTATCGGTTCGGCCTCTCCGTGAGCGTGGCGATCAGCGATTCCACTTCCGCCGGAACCGCTGCGCTGTCGTCCGAGTCGCGGAATTCCAGCGGGATACTGCCGTGGGCCTCGCTGATGATGCGTACAGCACGCCAAACTGCGCTGATCTGCAGAGCCGTATCAGTGCTGACCTCTGCCGCAGCCTCGATTGCGTACCCACCCGGCTGGCCTGACTGCAAACCTACGTCACGGGCTGGAGCACCCGGTCCACGGAAAAAGTTTCGAATCGCGTAAAATACGCCCATCTAAAGCACCAGTGGGGCCGAAAGAAAATCGTTCATGCTACCTCGTGACTCCGGATTAAGCGCCATCAGCTGGACAGCACAAAAAAGGGCTATCAGTGGGTCAATCTTGGCCGTGCCGCTCGCCTGTTTGGTTATCAAGATGCTGTTACCCCTCGGTTCAACCTTGGCATTACCACAGCACCAGTTCATCATTGGCTGTTCAGCGTGGATCATGCCGCCATCGGCGAGCTTGCGCTCGGTGGTCTTAATCGCACCGCCCATGCGCCAGCCCTGTGACACCCCGATAACCTTTTCTTCGTCAATGTCTCGGCTAACAATTGCGTCAAGTATAGCACCGATGCCAGCCGGGTCGACACCCACGCGTTCCAGCAAGCCCGAATCGTCAAGCTCTTTCACGATATCGGCCACTTCCTCCACGTCGTCCCCGATGCGCTGCACCAGGATCAGATCCCCGTCTCGGGCAAAGTCGTGCAGCTTCGGGGCCTCCGATTTTCGGCGCTCCAGAACGGACGGGTGAGCCCATGCTCGGCACCAAACCAGCCACTCGCGTGTTTCGGCGTGTCGGCCAACTACAGCCATGCCAAGCAAGTCATCCAGGCCGCCGCCGTCGATGCCGGCTGTTACCACATCGCACACGTCGAGGATGTGGTCGAGCGTCACGCCGGGCCGGGCCTGCTGCTCCCAGAATTCCGCGCCCGGCCAGCGGTCGGCCCGCAGGTTCAGACCGATCTCAACGTTCAGGAACTTAGACATAAAGCCGCGTAACGACTCCTCGCCTGCGTCCTGGGCCTTCAGCAGCTCCCTTTCGAGGTATTCGCGGTCCACCGATAGGCCCAAATTCGGGTTTACGATGCCGAAATTTTCCGGTTTTAGGTGCTCCCTGCGCTCAATCATGGCCCTTGGGAACTCATAAATCACAGGCAAAAACTGCGGATCTTTGATTTCCCGATCCCGAACTCGGCGAGAATAGTCCAATTTCTGCTTAAAAACGCCCGCAGGCGGGTGGTCTGACTGGGTTGTCAGGTAAATTATGCAGCCTTCAGGCCGCGATGCGAGGCCGCCGGTGGCCTCTCGGAGCATGTTTTCGGCTTGGCCCACTTTTCCGAACAGGTGGATTTCATCAACGAGAATAAAACTGCCCTTCTTGCCGCCGACGGTGTTGGAGTCAGCCGCTACGACCTTCAGAGTCGCCCCGGTGGTTCGGTGCGTGATCGTTCGGACGTGGTCCTGCACATGCAGCAGGTCGGACAGGTCCTCATCGTGCCGCACCATGTCGCGCGCCGGGTAGAAGGCGTTATTGGCCACCTCAATGGTCGGCGCCAAGATGATTAGCTCTGCAGATTCGCGCCAGTTGCGTATCAGCAGCGTCAGCATGATGCCAGCCGCAATCGTGGACTTTGAGTTCTTCTTAGGGATGATTAGTGAAAATTCTTTGATCAGCCTTTTGCCAGTATCGGCGTCATAGCTGCCGAATATTGCCCCGGCAAAATCGCTAACCCACGGGGCACAGGCTTCGCCGATGGTCGGGCTGCCCGGCGCATCCACAATCTTCAGCTGCTGGAAAACTTGCAGACCCGCTTCTGCTTCGTCAGGGAACAGCGGCGGGCACGGCAACAGTGACTCGCCGCTAACAATGCGCTGCTCCCAGTCGGGTAGAGCTGTGGTCCATGCTGGCGCAATCATCGTTACGGCCTCCAGTTATCGAGCACTAGGGTAGCGACGAGTAGCACCGCGACCATCAACCACATTACTGGGGATTCAATCATCACTTCACCGCCGCAAGCTTAGGTGGCGCAGGGGCCGCGAATCGGCTGGCTGCTTCCTTGGCTTTGTCGGCCTTCTCCTCCTTCTTGCCCCTTGCCTGCAGTTTCGCTCGGTTCGATGCGTCCCAGGCTTTCGCTGCGTCGAGGCGCAGTTTCGGGTCTTCGGTCGGGCAGTTCACCAGGGCCTTCATGTACTCAACGGGGTCGGAGTACTCGTCGGGCTGGATGTCTGCGCGCTCAGCCAGCCGCTCGGCAGCGGCAACCGTTGATGGCATCGGAGGCTTCTCGACAGGTGCGGCAGGATCAAAACCGATCCGCTTCCAGTGGTCGATGACAGCCTTATCCTTTTCCAGGCGGGTGGCCTGCTGGGATGCGGTTTTCTCTGGGCACCCTGCCGCAAGGGCTGAGGCGCGCTTATTCAGCCCGTCGGCCCTCGCCTCTGCGTACAGTCGTTGGCGTTCTGCTAGTGCCATGTTAACCCCGGTGTTTAGTCGATAGCTTAATTCTATCACCGACTAAACAAGGCCGCCAATATGGGGTTAATTCTCTCGCTGAG